TCATAAGCTTCCAAATCCTAGGCTTAATAGTGGATTCGCTCTTTGGCCTGCTAATCCCAGCCTTCTTTCTTGCGTTGATGTTTGCATATAATCCTTGTTTCATTTGGGTAGTATAGCATGACCAAAAATACCACCAAACCTACCCAAACCCCACGTTTTCATTTTGAAAACACTTACGCAAGATTTGCCTTGTCGCTTTCAACCCCACTACCGCAGAAAAGATTTTGAACTGCCGCAGCAATACCGCAGAAATACCCCTATAAGGGGTATTTCTTGCGGTACTTGCGGTAGCGGGCAAATATCGAATTGTTGCGGTACCGCAGAAATAATTGTTGCGGTATGTCCATTTCTTGCGTAAGTCGCATTTCTGCAAAAACCATTATCAACGACTTACGAAAGATTTGTGATCTCCCAACCTTCTCCAGACTTGCTGATTGTCCCATCCTGTTTTGCGGCTGCGAATAGCTCCTGTGCCTTGCGTTTTGAACAGGCAACCGAAGCCACAATATGCTCAATGCAGTCGTTATAGCCATGTCCCTTTGGCCAGTCTGGGATAGCCTGTTCTATGGTTAGTTCTGGCCTTCCCCTTCCCTTGTTCTCCGGTCCATCAGACTCCTCCCACGCCATCCACTCCTCTGCGTGCTTGAGCCATACATGGGTTGCGTATTTGCTGGCATGCAGATCGGTGTCACCCTGCGGCCAAGGAATAGCCGCCCTTCCACCCCTCTTTGGGAAAGAGAGCTTAAAATGCCCTTCCTTGACCGCCTGGAGGTACACCACAGCCCTTGCCCAGTTGGTAAGCTCACTTGACCCTATCCCAGCATAGGCAAGGTCATAAAGCACCTGCGATCCATGCCCCTCCTTGGGTGGCTTAGGCGTGTGATGCATTACCATCCAAGTCACACCTGTCGCCACACTTATCGGGTTTAGGCAATGCCGAAGGAACATTGTCATGTTTTCTTGGGCAAGCGCATCCCCTCCCATAAAGGATAGGAGTGGGTCTATCCATGAAAGGTCCGGTCTATGGACACCTATAAGGGCAGCAGCCATCTTTGCGAACTCTTGACCGGTTTTGGTTGAGTCCCTGACAATAATCACATTGGCAAGCATCAATGCGGACTGCTCTTCAGTTAGGGTTAGCTTTGCCTTGAGGTGTCGAAGCACACCTTGAGCCATTTCAGCAATGTCACCCAGATCATTCTCAGCTTGGATGAGCAGACTGCGAAGCGGTTTCTTGGGCGTGATGCCAAGGAACGGCAAACCGATTGCCCAAGTCATCATGGCCTGTAGGCAGAGTGTGGATTTGCCAAGACCGGAGCCGCCAACCCAAACACAACTTCCTCCCCTGCACAACCAGCGATTGCCAAGCAAGCAATCACCGTCCTCTTCAGCCTTGAACCCCAAGATGTCCGGCCAAGGCGTTTGCTGTGGCAGGTTCATCGCCTCCATGTACGCCTTCCACTCGCTCCAGCTACTGCGCCCAGTGTTTGTTGCCAGCAACGCTTGGTGGGCATTGGCGAGTTTTCTGGGCGCACCTGGTAGTCGGGATAGCCTGGATGCGTCCTTGTTCTTTGGATCAATGTCGAACTGCGCCATCTTGGAGTACAAGTAGGCAACCCGCTCTTGGTGTTCGTTGGAATCCTTGGCATCCACCTTGACCCAAGCATGGACTGACCTTGAGCCGGAATGGATAACCACTGAGCATGGAAGCTCAAGGGCAGTGATGATCGACCATTGCTCCTCCATAGTTCCGCTGTCAAACTCAATTAAGGCATGGCGAAAGCTGGTGATGTCGTCTGCCTTGCGGGATTCTCCGCATGGATTGATGCAGACATAAGCACCAACATAGGAGTCTGGAAGTTCAACACCGGAGTGGAACTGCTTTAACCATTCCTCGCGGGTCTTGATCGTTCCCTTGCCTGATGGCCTTTCTGAGTCGTCCTGGTGAACGGCCCCCACAATGCATACCCTGTCTCCCTCATTAAATGCGGTTAACAGGAATCGCCTGACATCATCTGCATGGTGGCTGGGTGTGGGACATGGGGTCATCTCGATCTTGACTGGTTGTTGGATCTTGAATGGGTTGACACCTTGAGCTATCGGCTGCCTAGCTGACCGCCTATAAGCTGATCTAATAGCTGATTCTATTTCCCTTTCCTTGAGTCCTGAGGCTAGGGCTGAGTTGAAAAGCTTGTCGGTGGCCGTGGCTTCATCCATTCCGGCATCCCTTAACTGCTGGGCGGCCATGAATAGCTCCTCGTTGCGTTGCCCCTCATGTGCTCCGTTTGTGATGAATTGCTGCGTTCTTGCTGGTATTCTCATCTTTCCTTTCCCTGTGGCATTTGAAGCACACAGCAGTTAAATTTTTAAGTTCTGGTGTTCCGCCATCTCGGACGCTGACAATGTGATGGATTTCAAGTTCATCGGTTGAACCGCACAGCGTGCATTTGTCCTTGCACCTTGCAAGCACCTTCTTGCGTACTGCCCACCAGGAATCCATCTGCTCATGCAAATCTTCCATCGTGGTCCCATCATCATCTTTGCGTGTCACCCACCTGCTGACAACATTGTAGGTTTCGGATGATCTGGTGTATCCCTTGCGATACATATTTAGGAACACTTCAGCGCATTCCATGACTCCGCGCATGTACGCACGCTCCATGTCCTCCTTGATAAACTCTGGGAATTTTATTGATTGAAGCTCCGCAAAACTGTGCGGGCTTGTCGGTGGCTCAACATGTCTAAACCACCGAATGATTTCTTCATCGGTCATTTCACTACCTGCCTTTCTGGTTTTGTTTATACTACCAATTCTATTGATCGCAAGTCATGCCCCTTTGTTTCAGATGTGGGTAGTGCCGCACAGCCGCAGAATCTCTCTGCGTACCATTCGGGGCATTGTTTCATATTTCAAAACTCAAACCGGCTTTGTTTCAAGTGGGGAACACACTAGGAGCAGCCCAGCCGCAGAATCTCTCTGCGTACCATACGCCGGTTAGTTATTTAGTTTCTTGACTTTTATCCTCCAACTCCAGTGCTTTCATGGAAGCTTCGACAATATCCTGCGCTGTGATATTGCGTAGCGCGTTACACCACATCTGCGTCTTCGGTGTCTTGTTGCTCGCATCCTTACACTTCGCCTGCGGTAGACCCGCATGTGGGCGGCATGGCGCGTGTGGGCAGGTATCTGGCTTGAACACCGACACATTCTTTGGGTAGTAGGTCATGCGATCATCGGGGTGGTACGATCCCCACAGCGACACGCAAGCCGTGTCCAATCCCGCTGCGATGTGGTTGACACTGCTATCCGGTGCCACCACGAAGTCTGCGTTGGCTATCACTGGGAACAGCGAGCGGATAGCCTTAGTCGTGTTGAATAGGTCGATAACCCTGGGATGATCCACTTTAAAGTTGTTGGAGTTGTCTAGGCCAATGATGACAGCGTGATGGTTTGGGTGCGCCTCAAGCAACGCCAGCACCGCTTCCTGACCCATTGCTGGTGGGTAGGTGCGTGTGGGTCCAGAACTGCTGACATGATAGGCGAAGAACTGCTTGGGTAGCGGCCACTTGCCTAGCTCCTTGAGTTCGTTGTGATCGGGGTCGATGAGGTAAAGATGCGGACGTTTGTACTTGGGGTCTACATCACCGGCATTCATCCAGGTGTAAATGCGGTCATAGCAGTTGCCTCCTCCAGTGCCTAGCTTGGTATTCCCAACCTGACCGCTGAATAGGTCGTCAGTAGGTAAATGGGCATCATAGCTATCCCAAGCTTCAAGCGAGCATGGCAACGGATAAAGCCTTGCGCCTAGCCCAGCGTATAGAGGTAGGTTGCGTGCAGGTGCGTAAACATCTACCACGCCGCCAGATTCTTGCACTAGGTAATGTACGAAGGCCGTTGCTATAACCGCATCCCCAATTGCACCAGCGCGGTAGACTGCCGTGGCTCCGCCAGTAGCACGGCCTGGGTAGTAAGGCTTTATCTTGTGTGGGCATGGGATGGAATCGTCCCAAGTAGGTCCGGTCAATTCGTCCGGCAACACATAGGTGTTGCGGATATGAAGTAGGTTATCGTCAACCTTGTGGATTTGATTTGTGTTATTGGTCCAGAGTTTCATTGGTTTTTATTCCTTTTCCAATCAGTTCCCATGCAATCACCATCGCAGAATCAATCTGCGCGATGATGTTGTTAATTTCTATAGCCTGCCCGTGGCCAACGTCACGCCTTAAATTAACCAGAAGTCTTCTGGCCTCATTAAGAACGTCACGTTGCCACGTCAGCCTTTGCGTCTCCGTTACAATCATTTGCCCATCATGCGAAACTTGCGGCCACCGGCCTTGGGCTTAACCCCAGCCGAGCGAAGTGCGATGGCTAGGATCTGCTTCTCGCTGCGAGGCGTACCGCCAGCACCGCGAGCAGATCCTTTCTTCATGTTATCCGCACGTAGTTCTTTGATATTTTTTCCGATGTCTTTTCCGAGCATATACTATTCTCCTTTGTTTTTATTGTTTACCGACAAAAATTTATTGTGGTATCTTGTCCATTACATAACGCTTATTATCACCTTTTGGATATTCTGTTTTATTATATTTAAGGCAAGATTTTGCTTTCTTTACCCAATTATTCTCACCGCAAAAATAAACATATCTATGTTTAACTGGTCTTTGTTCATAATAAAGATCGTCACCATATTTCTCTTTCAGCAGCTTCACCCTATTCCTTACTCTTCCAAATTCATCCATAATTGTCCTACTATGCAAATGCTCCTTGCCTCGTATTTTCACATCTCTTTGAGTATGGGCCTTACCAGTGTAAATGAAATTACATGCTTGGTATATGTAACCATGGTGCGACTGAGTCATATCTGAATAGCTGACTATAATTTTTGGCATTGGAAGTAATCGAAGTGATTTAGAAACAAGGAATGATGCCGCATTTTTGGGCATTCCATCCTCAAGACAAACCCTATTTAATTCATACACAAAATCAGAATAATCTATTCCGCATACACCTCTTCGCATTTGCATTGGTACAGCATTTCCAAACGTACAAATTCCAAGCAAATTGTTTTCGTTTTTTCTGTAAAGTCCAAACGCAAACGAAACAGATGGACATCTTTTTGCGTAGTGCCTATGCATTATCCAAGGTTTAGCGGTATGAAATTTACATGCCTCAACTCGATACTCGCTCTTGTTAAGCTGGAGCGCAGAGGTCGGGATCGCACCGCCGTCTTCCCCCTGGAATAGGGGCAGTTCTGCTACTGAACTATCTGCGCGTAAAGTCATTTGGTTTTAATAAATCTACCGGTTAGAAGATCCAACTCCCAACCGTGTCCATGAAACTTGTCGTAAAGCATTTGATTCATAATGTAGGCCAGATGCCCAGCATCCTCTCCCATCAACCTTCCTGGCTCGCACTGGCCTTCCGCCAGAATGTTTTCTAGTGCCTTGACGTGTCGCCTGTCTATTTCTTCGTGGTACATTTGACCTCGGATAAGAATGAGCAGTAGGTGTATCCGTTGAGCCAATAATAGACTGCCGAAGTTTCTGGAGTTGCATCCATGCACACGATCCAGTTCCCGCCCCCGACCTTGCGACCATCAATAAAAACGTCTTGGGTTGTGTCTGGTTCATTTTGCTTGGGCATAGTGTGGCCTCGGCTGTTGTGGTGCGTCAATACAAAAAGATGGATTCTCGCACCGGCGGCAGTCCTTAATATCAAAATCTAAAATCTCACCAGAGTTAAGCATGATGGTAAATATTTTATTATGATCCATCCCATAGTCAGTTACCAAGAATGCCAACCCCTCGCCCTTCGGGGTCATCATCCAAAGCTCTGGGTTAAGCTGGGTCATTTGTGATTTCCGTAGGACGTGTACACCACGGCCAATATCACAAGCCAAGTCGAATAAACCAACCAATCATTCATCGCCATTGCGGTCCCGTGATCCAAGCCACCAGCACCCAGCGCGTTCCATAGATCGGAGCCTTAGCGCAGTGCTTCATCCAAGACGGAAAGAAACTTGCGGCTCCTTGATCGCTTGCTTGATCCACATTGTGCCAGTTACCATCAACCCTTAATCCGCCAAGATAATAGTCGCTTGGCTTGGATAGGTTGATAACCATCGTCATCTTGCGGATGTCACCTTCGGTCTCAATGGCATCAAAGTGCCAGCGAAACCATTGCCCTGGGCGGTAGCGCAAGACCTGCAACTGCTGCATGTCGGTTATGTCAAACTGATAATGTTCGCTGTTTACTTCGTCTGTGACGGCGGCCACATAGTTGTAAAGCCATTTGAATAGGTCAGACTTTGGCACCCAACACGAATCACAAGTCCGATTCCAGCTTCTTACATTCCGACCATCCTTACCAAGCACCGGCGCACGCTTCATCCCGATTGCGCTGGCATCGTGAATCACCAACTCGCACTGCGAGGAGGTTAATACTTTCGGTACAGTTACCGCCGTGAGCGTTTTTTGTTTGAACTTTTCTTGGTGCATTTCTTTCCTTTTGTTCGTATTAACCGCTTAAATGCCTTGTTTAATCCATAGCTAAACAAAGCATCTCCATCACTTGTTATCTCCCGCAATGCCGCATGGCAAACCTTATTTCTTGTTTCTTCGTCAACCTCAATATCAAGCTCCACCATCTGCACCTTGCGTTCCGCAAGTATTTTGATTTGGCTTAGTCCTCCCATCTGGATCTTTCCTTTTTTGCCTTGTCCACAAGCCAAAATAGAAAGCCTCCCAGGAACGCAATCATGGATACTGTTATCCCGCATAGCACAACCATGATTCCAATTTGGATAATACAGTCAAGCGCAAATTTGGCGTATT